TGGTGGATTGGTCGTGGGTATTGGTTGTGCCTATGATGTTATATCTGGGAACGGCGTTGATTTCTCTTCACAGAACTTTGGGATCCAGATGGAGACTGGTATTACTACTGATTCTCCACAGGCACTATACCTTTTTGTTCATTCTAAGCAGACTTTAATGTTTAGTCAAAATGGTATTCGTGTTGTAAAATAAGGATAATATTTAAACTTTTTTTCTTAATAATATATAAAATGGTATTTAGTTTCATAACTCTCACAAATGTTGGTTATTTAGATTATACACGAAATATGATAAAGTCATTAGAGAACTGTAAGTGTTCTCACAAATTAAAAGTATATTGTTCTGGTCAAGAGTGTTATGATAATTTAGACTATGATAATAAAGTATTATTGGAAGTTGATGCTCCTGACGACCAGCAGGTGTTCCGACAAGGTGATTGGAATAAAATAGTATTACAGAAATTTAGATGTATCTGTAAAGAATTTGAAGAAGGGAATGATGTATTGTTTAGTGATGGAGATATTGTTTGGTTGAATGACAGATTTATCCGTGATATTCCTAACCGAGTAGATGAGAATGATTTACTATTTCAAAATGATAAGATGCATGACGAAGACCCTTCCGAGATATGTACTGGGATCATATATGCTAAGTGTAATGATAATAACAAGAAATTATTTAGTTTAACGGACGAACAGATCGATCACATGAAGTGCGATCAGATATATATTAATGAATTAAAAGAGGAATTGAACTATGAGAGTTTACCATTGAGATTATATCCAAATGGTAATTATTGGAGTAAAGTTGCGACACCAAAGAAGTATTGTATTCATTTTAATTACTTACAAGGCGATCAAAAAAAAGAAGTTATGAAGAATTCTGGGAATTGGTTTCTTTAAATTTATAGAGTTTTAAGTTTTTTTCTAATCTTTCATTTTCAATACATCTTAGTTTTCTTCTATGAATACCAAGTTTGTGCCACGTGGTATTTATCTTGTTACGAGTTCTTATGTGGTGTTGATTTGCGATATGAAATCTAAGTATTTGGTAAAAGTATCTCATTGTTCTCTTATATTTAAGAATATAATATTTAAATATATAAAATGAAATTTGTAATCCCATCATATAAACGTTGTGAAAAAGTTAAAAGTGAGACGCTTGCGTTTTTAGAAAGACATAAAGTTCCTTTGGACGACATCTGGCTGGTTGTTCGTGAGGACGATCCGCAATTAGAAGAGTATGGAAAGATTAAAGTAAATCATTTAGTATTGGAGGAGAAGGGTATTGGTAAGACCCATAATGGAATTACAAACTTCTTTGATGAAGGTGAGCAACTCATAGAAATAGATGATGATTTAATAGATTTATGTGATAAAGAACGTAAACCTATTGAAAACTTTTTGGAAATATGTGATACAATATTTCAAAAATTAGACGAAGAAAAATTATCCTATTGTGGGACTTACAGTGTAAATAATCCAATGTTTATGAGTTCCTGTAAGGAATATACAACTGATCTAAGATATTGTTTAGGTTGTCTAAGGTTTCGTTATAATCGTCGAGAGATCCAAGTGGAGACTGATTATGCTGAGGATTTTGAAAATTGTATTTTACATTATTTAATGGACGGCGCGCTCTTGAAGTGTAACTGGTTGGCTCCGAAGACTAAGAATTATAGTGAAGGTGGTTGTGATGGAGACGGACGAAATTATGAAAGTGAACGTGAAGCAAAGGAGTATTTATCTGAAAAGTACCATACATTGTGTAGTTTGTGGACGCGAAAGAATGGACGGTTTGATTTACGTTTGAAGGATAAACGTTCAAATCCTTTGGTGTATGTGATCAATGCATATCCTGATCGTCGTAGTAAATACGATCATAGATATAAGATGTTCAAGGCATATTGGTGGGAAGATATTGTGGAAGGGGAAGGTGGAATAATGAATAACTATCATTTCCGTCATAATTGTAATATGGATCTTAGAAAAAAGATTATTGCTTGTAGTGAGTCTCATAAAGAGTTATTGAAACGTATTGTCAAAGAAAAGACTAACAATGTGATTATTTTGGAAGACGATGCGTTATTGGATTTTGATAGAATTGGTGAACTACGACGAATGAAAGAGTTTTGTTATTTGGGTGGTCAGTTAAATACATTGAAGGTTAGTGAATATGGTAAGTTGGATAAAGATAAGATTAGAGCAACTTTTCTTGAAGGTAATATTCAAACGATAGATACGGAAAAATATAGGATCGTCCATAATATGGCGTATTATATACCGAAGTGGGAAATTGCGCAGGAAATATTATCCGCGATGCCAAAGTGGGAGAAGTCGCGAGCAATTGATGCTGAGTTCTTCCAATTACAGCAGTCATTATTGATTAAAAGGTTTGTCTATCCTGCGATGTCAACATTGTATTTACCTGATGCTAAGAAAGGATTTACATATAATGAAAGTTCTGGATATAAATTAGAAGACAACCAATTACATTATTAAAAAAAAAAAATTTGGTGTCATAATAAAATATTGAATATAAATAAATGTCATATTCTACCAGTCAAGATCAGAATACAATGAGCGACGAACTCGCGAGCAATACTCCTGCGATGATGAACCAAGCATCAAGTGTACCGGATTTAGTAAAGATCGGTGCTATTCCTACTAACACTGCGATTGAAGTGGATAGTGATATACTAGATCCAGTCGTGAGGTCGGACACCTTCTGTCGTTTCCAACTTCAAAACAAAGGTATACTTCACAGTCATTCTAAGATTAGTGTTAGATTGGCGAACTCTGCTGCCGACGGCGATGCATTCTTCCCTCTTGGTGTGGGAGTACATAGTTTAATTGATCGTTGCCGTCTATTAATTGGAACGCAGACGATTAGTGAAATAGATGACTACAACCATTACATGGGTTACAAGTCTTTATTTATGTCTGGAGAACACCAGAAGGAACGTGAATCTGTAACGTCTGGGCGTTGTATTAATCACGGAGTTTATTACAATGATGGAGACAATGCTTCCAACGGTGGTATATCTGATACATCGGCATCATTTATCGGACTGGACATTGGAACGGAAGTTGATCGTAATGTATCTGAGGCAACTGCCATCGGTAATCTTGAATTGAAACCATACATGAAAACTAATTCAAATCTTGGAGGTCCCGAGTATCAGATCGCTATTGCGGATCTATTCCCTTTCCTTTACACGAATCAGTTGCCATTATATATGATTAAAGAACCTGTAACGATTGAACTAACCTTTTCGGCAGCATTGGATAAACGAGTATCTGGTAATGCTGGCACATCATATTCTATTGATACTACTTCATTACAGATGGTTGCTGATTATCAGTATTTCCCTCAAGAAATTATGGAACAGTATGCTGCTGCGAACAGTGATATGACTTTTACGTATGTTGATTATCGTATGGCGAAGCGTACTGTATCATCATCTGGAGCGGCTGGTGCTGAAGAAGCAACTGGAACTACGATTATGAATGTTGGTGGTGCTGGTCGTATCTGTAGTAAGGTAATTGGTATGCTTTCACGTGATGCGGAAAGTGGTGGTGGTATTACTAACAATTATCATTCATATGGTCCCGGACGTAATTATGATACTGCGGCAAGTGCTTCTGCGGCAACATTTAACGGATCATTTATCGCTAATATTAAGTATAATAACGAGTTCTTATATCCTGTGGATTTGGATAATTCGGCAAGATATTTCTATCAGGTAACTCAGGCGGAGGGTATGGTTCCGTTTGTTACTCGTGACGAGTATTCATTCCAAGGGGACAGTATAACTCCATTTACATTTGAAGGTATTGCTCAGAATGCGACGCCTCATGGATTACCGAATCACTTTTTCTACAATGCTTATCATCTAAATCGCAATGAAAGAGTTAACAGTCGCGGCATTGAATATTATTTCAACTACGATGCACTCGCTACGCTTGGTGGGGGAACATCAAATTCTTATACTCTTCGTGTCTATACGGAAGTATTAAAGACTGCTAGTATTAGCAATGGTATGGTTTCAACTTCACTTGCCTAAATAAATGATAATTTTTTAATGTAATTTTTTTTTTAATCTAATCTATATCAAAATAGATGTCTGATAATTATACAGATACAATCTTATTGGAATGTAACCGTAAATCATCTCCTGAGTATTTATCTGGTGGAGATTCTGGAAATGCTACATGGACTAATAATACTGGTACTGGGATTAGTTTGGACGTGGGAGATACAATAGAAGTGGAGTCGGCATATGTATCTGCGATTGGTAATGAAGCATCAACAATTGAGATCAAAGGAAAATCTTTCCCTGTGATTAGATCAAGTAGTCAGGTATCAGTGAATAGTTCATTTATGGAGGCGGTATTTGAAGGTGAAACGGATTTGACCAGTAAAAAGGTGGGAACTTTTCGTTGGAATGCCTCAATGGGAAGTGTATTACATACATTAAAGGACAGTGAAATAAATTTAACTCAATCTTATTATAAAAATACAAATGCGGAATATTATTGTACTTTACCGAGACATGCTGCTGTGAATGGGTCTTTTCTTAATAAATGGTTCCCCTTGGGAACAAATCTTGACACCGCGAAGAACTACCGGTGGCCGGATGGCGGTATATATATGCCTGCTAGTGGCGGTAAACTTAATCTTAATGACGCAGCAACGAACAATGGTCCCCAGGCGAATTGGTATTCTTACAATTCATCACAGAATGGAAGTGTGGTTTCTCCTAATCCTTTTAGATTGGGAACAGATTATAATGCTGTAAATTATGATAAACCTTTTATTTATCCGGGAAATACCAGCAAACCCGCAACATATACTAATCTAGGATTAAGACACGAATGTATTAATGATGGGACTAGGCATACATTGTTTGTTCGTGATAAATTTAGTAATAATGCTAGTGATCAGGACGACGGATATTTATTGAACCCACTACGTGATCCTGCCTTATATGAATGGATCTGGTACAAGGACACAAATACATATAATGTGAATGTTGGTTTTAATTCCCCACAGAATGTTGCTACCCAGATTACAAATCAGATGTCAGACGTAACAGAATTACAGAGTTTAAATGTAATGCGAACGGGGGACAATGAGAAGAGTTTGCGACGAATAAATATTGAAGGTAAAACCCGAAGTATGAAAAGGTTTCCTTGCGCTACACCGGAGTATTTTTATCATTCATCAAATGTATCAACTACTGGTTTAAATAAAATTAACGCGAGTATGTCTCCTGCCATCTGTTATTTAGATCCGAACAATGCATCTCTTCAATATAATTACATGGATCAGACAAAGTGGGACGACTACCTGTATGGATATGATAGTATGTACGCCACGGTTGGATTTAAACGTCCAGAAATACAGGAAACTGGGCGACGTATAGCACCAGATCCATATAGTAAATCATTATCATTAAAACTTGCTCCATATGATGTCACGAAGAATGCATCTGAACAGAACATAGTTTATCCATCGGGATCGAGCACTAATGGATCATGGGCGAATGTGATACCATTAGCATTGGATTGGACGGAAGAAAATTTATTTTCATTGAAGGAGTATTTTGATAGTCAAAAACTATATCCTGAATTATTTTCATATAACGATATGTCTGCCTCACAACAGACGTATGCGTTTGATCTTACGACATTCCCAAATGCTTCAAATAAGATCAATGTGGACGAGAGTAGATTTTTACATATGAATCGGGGAAATCTTGATGTAAACCGAGTGTTTATAAAGAATGGAACTACATTACCTGCGGGAACATTTAAGATATCATGTTCAGATGCTGTGCCAGCGAGTATGAAACTGGGTGATAAAGTTGCCGATTATTCTGATTTAACAGCATTTAATGTGGACGATCCGGCTGTATTTGTGGTGGCGTTAGACCGAACTGCTAATCCACAGACGATTACATTGAATGTATCATTTAAGAGTGATATTGAAGGTGACGGAGACGAGTATTTTGATATTTCCCAACGTGTTTTAGGAAATGATAATTATTTTACAGGATCATTTACTACTGAGAAGGAGTGTGCTGCTATATTTTTTGATTATGATAGTAAACGATCAGAGCAAGGATCTGGTGGTGCGAATGTATCTGAGTTATATTATGGATTTGGATTAAAGTATATAAACTCTGATGAAAGGGAACAGATTGCTTTGAGTGTGGAAAGTTTTGGTATTGCGCTCGGGTTTTTTAATGCTAGTAAGAACATACCTCTTGGATTAACTGATACTGTATACTCTGAGGGCGGACAACCTCAAAGAAGGATAAATACTGAAACTACGAGAGAGATAGGATTTGATAAACATTTTAATGCTTATGGTACTTGTGCTATATTATTATACAATGGAGATTCTAATGATTCAGACCCATCATATGTGAGTGCTGTGAATACATCTGCTGTGCCGGCAAGTGAAGGTAGTGCATCTGCTGCCATACGGTATCCAAGATCATTAAAAGTGTGGCAAGAACGTGAAATATTGGAAGGATATGAAGCGGCAGACAATACTGGAACGGCGGATGGATTCGGTCGTGCTGTACCAGACGCGGCCAAGCGCCTCTCTAATCCATATCCCACCCAAATGTCATATAATAATACGGTTTATATAGGTGCTGATGATCCAGTGTTTAGTTTTGATGGGGAACAATCACGATTCTTTTTTCAAAGATTACATACTGCGGAACGAGTGGGTAATAATTATGATACATCAGCAGATGCTCCTATCGCCGATGCTGATTTAACAGTATATAAGATAAATAAGCGATTGCGATTTACAAATTATAGTCCTAATTTCATACCATATAATAGAAATGAATTACAATATATACCATACGGGAATGCTTCTTCAGAAGTTATCATAAGTTTAGATAAGAATATTGTACCATATAGTATTATGGATTCACATAGTGGGATACAGTTTGAAGATTATGGAGTATCAAAAAAGCAGTGGCGAAATAGTCTTTGGGAATTGATGGGATTTACTTACGAACAATTCCATAGTAGTTTAGGAAATCGTAATACGCGAGTAGAACCAGCTGGATTGACAACAAAATTCGCGACAACCAACTCTGAAATAAGATCTGCTGATTTTGTGAATTTTAATAAGACTGGACTTGGTGTGACAAAGTTTGATCCAACTGGAATCGCGACGATGCGTTGGACGTGTCAGGATACGGGAAAGACCTGGCCATTTTCGGTCAGTAACACAAACACCTACAGCACTGCTCCTGATCCAAAAGATATGGAGAACGGAATACTTGCTTATAGTGGTCGTTGGTACGGATATGCCGATTATCCTGCTATAGTTCAATCTTGTAGCAGTGTTAAGATCTTAGCAGAAAAGTTGCCCAGAAAAATGATAAGTCCTATATATTTAATTAAGAGTGATGTGATAAGTCCGGAGTATGTTGGAGGTCCCGAGGGATCCGCTAAAATGCCGATAGTTTCGGTTGTTCCTAAAAACAGTGGATATGGAGATTTTTACAATGGTATAGGAACAACTGTATTTACGAATACAATACCAAGAACAATACAGAATATTACGACAAGTATAATGGACGCGGATGGAACTGAGGCGCGAGTGGACGATGCATCGTGTGTGATCTACAAAATTACAAAAGAGATCGGTGGAACATCGCAAGTGATGAGTGATATATTAAATCCTCCAAAAAAGAAATAAAATATTTATCAGTAATAAAATATATGGTAGTATCAAACAAAGATAAATTTAATGTTCGTTACAAGTTTAAAAAAGGTACGTCGCACTCTCGGGCTGAAATTGCGAAGTTGTCTGGAATACCTGTTAGAATACTTACCGAAGTCTTCAAACGAGGCGTGGGTGCGCGACGCAGCAACCCTTCATCAGTTAGGTCTGCTACTACGGGAAAGAAGGTTGGTGGTAAAACCCTTCGCGGAAAGATGAGTGCTTCTCAGTGGGGAACTTCGCGAATCTATAGTTTTGTCATGAAGCAGCCGGGAACGTGGGGTCGTGCCGATAAAGATTTAGCAGACCGAGTAAAAAAAATGAAATCAAAGAAATAAAATATAAATATTATTAAATGTCGGAAACTGAAGGACAACTACAAGATTACTCTGTCGATCAGTTGGGAGGATTTGTTGTGATGGTGGCGGGAGCGATAGGATCATTATTACTGGTGGTCTGGCAGAGCAAGTGTCATTGTAAGGTAAATTTATGTTATTTATTCCAGTGTGAGCGCCGACCTCCTAATGAAGACGAGATGAAGAGTTTAAAGGATCAGGCAAAAAAACTAAAAGATAAAAAAGATAAAGATGCTAAAAAAGATCCTGCTGTTCCTGTAGCACCTACAACAAGTGA